AAAAATCAGTCCGATGTTTTGAGCATCGGGCATTTTTTTGAGCAAAAGGTCTTGACAAAGTAGGGAGTTTATGATAAAATAATAATGTTGTTTTGTATGCGGGTGTGGCGGAATTGGCAGACGCGATAGATTTAGGTTCTATTGGCAACACCGTGCAGGTTCAAGTCCTGTCACCCGCACCATACGAAAAACCGCTTGTTTACGTCAAATGGCGTAGATAGGCGGTTTTCTTTATGCTCTAAAATGTTAAAATATGCGTGGAAATGATAAAATATTAGCTAAAATAATAAATGTATGACACGAAATATGACACGAAATTTGCACACGCTAAAATTTTGCTCTGAAAATATGTACAAAAAGCAATCTTATATTTATGCAATCCTACAAAGTTCAATGTTATCTATATTTTTGTTATCTAACCGCTTGACATTTGCTAGATAACATGGTATACTATAGTCACAGATAAGATACGAAACGCCCGAAAGGGCGTCGGCTGAAAAGCAAAATAAATTTGAAAGGATATGATTTTATGAGCAAACTAAAGGACATGAGAGAAGCAAGAGGCATGACACAAGATGAGCTGGCAAAGAGAATAGGCTCTGTTAGAAGCTATATCTGCCGTTTGGAGAGCGGTGCGCAGGATATCAATTTTATCCAGGCAAGCACGCTGGGACGTCTATGCACGGCACTAGATTGCAAGCCCGAAGATTTGCTGGAAGCTGACAGCTTCGAGTTTGAAGAAATCAATGGCGAAAAGCGGCTGATAGTCGATGGGCTATATACCCCCGAAGGCAATTACCTATTAGTAAAAATAAAAAATCGCACATATCAGCTGAGCATGATTGATTTTTCAAAGGTTGATGATATATCCAAACATTTGATACCACGTGGCAACGCAAATATCCCACGAAGCGCCGCAGAGTTCGACAAGAAGGCATACTGGATATATAAAATGGCGCCACGTGACGGCGTGGAGGTCAAAGTCCTAGACCCTATCAGCCCCGAAGATTGGAAGGCGTTCGTTGAGAAACTAGGGCTGACCGATGACGATATTTCGGACGAATTTGAGGTTGTTAAGGGTAAGAGTTATGGCGAAAAGTGCGAGAAACACTACATTTGCAGACAGATAAGACTTACCTCCCCAAAAAACTCGGCTACGATCGAGCGAGAGTTGAAAAAACATGGCATTGAGGCAATGAACGTAAGTGTTGACCGCATAAACGTCAGGGTAAAATGACATGGCAAAACAAAAATACGAATTGTTGCCGGACAAAGTAGTAGCAGCCAATGCAGAAACCATAAAAGCCATAGGACATATCGCAACCGATACCGATATAGTGGACTATGTCAGCGGTCAACTAATGCGTGACTATATCAAAATCGGTAAGAAAACCCTAGACGAAGCCGCCAAGCTGACCGAACAAACGATAATGTCAGACGATTTTTTAGACAAGCTGGGTGCTATAAAAAATATGACAAACTGGTACTATAGTGGACGGCAAGTGTATCTATTTGATGATGATTTTGCCAGCCTGCTGAGTGGTCAGGGCACAGCCGATTTGAAGATTAGTGCAGACGTTTTCAAACAATTGCCATGCAACTGTTTTTACGTTCAGCGAAAATACAAAAATAGTGTGGGGTTCTTTTTCGACTTGCAGGGTGACCGAATGACAATGACAGAATATTTTTTTGACGATACCGAAAAAGACTACTATTCGGAATCAATCGCTATAGAATTGCAGTATGATATGACAGTTGAAGAACTGATATATAAAATTCTGGGCAGTTATGCAAAAAAAGATAAGGCAGGCACTAAGGCAATGATATGCGACATAGCCGAAAAATTGCAGTTCATTGTATACCTATCAGCCGTAAACGCTGAAATTGCACCTGTTACGAAACGTCAGGTGCAAAAGAAACCCACCGCACAACATCCACAGAAGTCGTCTGCGCAACCCCAAAAATCAGCCATAGCCAATGTAGGATACCGCATTGGCATTGCCGTGCGCAAGCATAGGCAAGCTGAAAGCAGTGCTAGTTATCAGCACAGCCCACAAGGTCACAGCGCACCGAAAGCACCGCACATCAGGCGTGCGCACTTCCACGGCTACCATACCCTCAACGGGTATCAGGTGAAGTGGCTGAATACGATTTTTGTAAACGCTGAACGTGATGATAACGATATCAGCACAGTTCACAAGGTGCTGCAATAACTGCGTATCTGCAATGAAAAAAGCCGCCAGGGCAAACGCTCTGACGGCTAAATTTATGCGAATTTTATGCGAAATTTATGCGACTATTTCTGGATTTTCTGTCTTAATTTTTTGATGAATTTCTTGCCTGCTATGCCGTTCGGCCTGTATCCCCATGCTTTCAGCCTTGCGTTGATAGCACCGACAGTACCCTTGCCAATGATTGCATTATCGTCCAGCTTTGCGCCGTCAAGAATCAGCAGTTGTTTCAAGGCATATGACCCGTCTGTGCTTGCGCCTTTTTTATAGCCTTTTGTTTCCAGTGTAGGCGGATTGATAACGTTCTGATTTTTCGGGCGGAGAACGCCAAGAACGTGGTTATAATTGTGATAGATACGTGTGCATGGGTCATTCTTGCCCAGCCAGTTCTGATCGTAGCTGTAGAAATATTTTGTGTTGCCCTCGCCTGTGGCTATGGCGACGTGGCCGATACCGCCGTTCAGACTACCGCCCCACACAACGATATCACCCTTTTTCGGAACGAATGACGGCGTGTTTTTAATTCTGGTAAAATAGCCCTTGACCGCCTGCTTGTCGAAATCTTCGTAGATTTGTCTAGCATACAGACCTGTGAACATACCGCATTTGACAACATCTTTGTTGTACTGATTAGCCAGGTCAAAACACTGTACACCGTACAACTTATCGAAATTAATGCCCTTGCCTTTATATTTCTTCACGAACTCATCAAATGTCATAGTTTAGTCCTCCTTATCTTTGAAAACTCCAAATTTTGCCACAATCTTGTTTATCCAGTGCGCCTGTGGGTTGATTTCACCATAGTTTTCCAGTATGGACACGATTTCCATTGCGAAAATATAGCCGAAAACAGCTAGTGCAGTTATAGTGCCTGCAATGCCTGCCAGTTCGCTATGCCCATAGTAGCGGCCTAGCTGTTCAAAGCCGATTTCCGAGCCGATAGCCACACCCATGACGACTATCTCCGCCAATTTGTTCAGACCGCCTTTTCGCATTTTCGATGAACGGACGTCGCCTTTGCAATAGGCCTTTATCCAGCCTGTGGCAAAATCAGCCAGTGCAAGCCCTATCACGATCATCAGCATTATTATGTACTTCACTTCACTACCTCGCTTTCATACTTCTCCCCAGTGATTTCCTCGTACTGCTCAGGGGTTATCTTGCCCCTGTCAGCAAAATCCTTAACCTGCTCAGCGGTGTACAGCCCTAAATCGTACAACCTCTTGACTTTCCTATACATTGTCCTTATCCTCCTCTATCAGGGTATCGGTCATCAGCGCAGTATATAGCACCTGTGCTTCTAGCTCGTCCACCTTTGTGGCTTTCTTCGGCTGAAAATCCTCTGAGGATAGCCCCAGCTTCTCCATCATATTTTTTTGTAAATCCGTCATGTTGTACCTCCCACTTCTGATAGTTTCACGATGTACTCTTCTTCACTCGGAACGGGTATATGGTAATTATCGTTGCTGTTTTTGAATGTTACTGAACCGCCTGCTTCGACTTCGACGTTTCGCAGAAAATCCTCTGTTAGCAGGTCAGAAATATCGGTGACGATTGGGCTTTCCAATTCGTAATACAGAATTACACCCTGCATTGCCTGTTTGAATGCGGCAGCGTCGGTGCAGGCGGTGTCTAAAACTGTGACCCTCGCAACACCCTGATGTTGACCGATTGATTTGTCTACTCGGAAAAAATCGTTTCCATCAGCCACATATGCACATCTAGTTGTGTATTTTTTACAAAGAACATTTGCCAACTGTGTATTCGTTGGAATAACTTTTATGGATTGAATTGGTGCACTAAACCATTGATTATCCCCCCAACCAAATGGCATTTTACTATATCTCCACGTCAGCGATCCCAAATCAACGCTGTCTACGCACTGAACATATTTTTTATTTTCATAGTCCACATAGTTTCGTGCCGTTCCTGCCGACCAGCCGTAACCAGGCAGATTGCGGATAGCTTCGGGGATTTGATGTGCGGTATCACCCACAGCGACCTCTGTCACCCAAGCACTAACAATTTCACCGTCAATGACCTCAGAATGACCGCCTATCGACTTCACACTCATCAACTTCGCCCCTGTCGGCACTGTCTTGGTATATGCCGTATCTGTATCAGTTTCAAACTGGTGCGTTATGCCATTGCCCATGTCATACAGTGCATTTACACGTCTTGTCAATTCTTTATCCGTCAGCTTTATATGTCCTATTTCAGCTGTATTTTCAGCTATCTTACTGACTGCCGTCACGTAGTCCTCAGGCAGACTGTCAGCCACCGCCTGCGCTGTCTGTGCAGCAGTTTCAGCAGCTTTGCGGTCTGTGGCAACCTGTGCGGCATGGTCTGCCACTGTAGCCTTATCAGTTGTGACCTGTTCTGCCAACGTCTGCACCGCCTGTCTGTCTGCTGCAGTGCTGTCAGCATTGGTCTTAGCGGTTTTAGCATAGCCTGCCGTTATAGTCTTGTCAGCTTCGGTTTGCTGTGCTGCCGTTGATGCTTGTGCTGCGGATACCTTGGCATCATTCTGAGATTTGACCGCCTGCTGACGTGCGTTTTCTGCACCCTGCCTTGCGGTTTCTGACTGTGCTGCGGACGTTTCAGCAGATGCCTGTGCTGCCTCTGCACGGCTTGCCGCCTGTGTTGCCGTATCAGCTGATTTCTCTGCGGCTGTGGCAGATTTAGCGGCGTTATTTGCCATTGTTGTCGCTGTTTCTGCGGCGGTGACGGCTGTCTGCATATCTGCGTGTGTCTGCCTGCCTATGGCGTCTATGCGGTCTAGTGCGTCGGCTGCCACACTTGGTGACGGGATAGCTGTATCGCCGATAGCCGCCCCTATTCGCAGTCGAAAAATTCGTGATTTTTTAACTAAAATATACTCGTCGCCTGACAGCTTCTTCGCCGCTATCTGACAGCTGACTGTCTGCGCTGAACGCAGTATATCAGCCGTAGGTGTCCACTGTCCGCCTGTGATATCGACCTCATAGGCAGTGCCGTCACCGTAGTCGATAGTCAGCACATAGCGGTCTGCGCCGTCTACCTCCATGCCCTTGACAGACACGGGACGGGCATTAGTTTCACCAACATAGCCCAAAAGGGCTGTTGATGTCATCGCATTGTAATTTTCGTCTAGTCTGATTACCATTTTTGCACCCCCCTTTATACGATTGCTATGTAGTCAATGCTGTACGTTCCTGCAGGTACGTTGACAGTGGTTGCGCCATTGCTAGGACCCATGCAGATCACTGCGAAATATGCGCCCTTGTACACCTGCACATGGGTGCAGTAGTTCTGAAATGGGCTAGGCGTGCCGATATCCCTCAGCGACACGCATATCTGCTTTGGCGTAAAATCCAAATTTAGTGGTATCTGCACGCTTGAAGCTGCCTTTTCCAGCGTGTATTCAATCGTACCGCTTTTGACCTTGTTTTGGTTTAAATCATTTACTGCCTGCTCTGTTGCCGTCAATGCGTCAACCAACGCCTGACGAACATCACGGCCGTAAAATGCGTTTCGGACAGTTTCGATTGCCGTTGTCAAATCAACATTATTTGCCATTTTATCCCTCCTAGTCTAGTGTGTGGTTTTTTGTAGTGATACTGTTGCACATAATATCACCTGTTTTGCCGTAGCACTGCACTGCGGTTTTTTCGTTTTCGTTGTACAGATACATCGCCCTGTTATTGGTATCAACTGTAAATACTTTTTTGCCGTTGTCTGTATATGTTGAAATATTACCACTGTTTGTGTCTAGCGAAAATTTCAATTCGTTATTCCAATAGCCTGACATAGCACCAGCCTGCAGGACGATATGGCCGCCAATTGTGCTGTTATCAATGCGTATCTCCAACGGACTGACTTTCAACGTCCACTCGTTGTGTGACAGCTGAATTGCACTGGTATTTTGGCTGGACGTTTGAATGTTAATGCTTCCGCCTGTGATAGTCGCTGATTTCGACGACAGCTTGTTAGCGACCACGTTTCCACTTTCGTCCACCTTGAACGTTCCGCTGCCATTGTTGATTTTCAACCCTGTCAGGGTCAGGGCAGTTATAAAACTAGCCACCAAATTTCCGTCGATAGTCCACGCATTTGTGTACGGTCCGTTTTTCGCAGAACCGCCGTCCGACGATTTCCAAAAACCTAGCCCATTTTTGTTTAACTGAATACAGGACTTGCAAGTGTTTATATCAGCCGTGTCCATAATCAAAATGCGTTCTGGCTTTTCGGAAGGGTCAAGAATGACGTGTCCGCCCTCTGCACCTGTTATCAACTTTGTGGCATTTTCGATTTTGCTGTCTATCACCTGACGATTTCTGAATTCACTATCATCAATAGCAGTCTGCAGGCTCTTGGTTTTTGCTGTCATGAACCCCGTCATGGTTTCAAATTTGTCACCGAATGTCAGCTCGGATTGTTCAGGGCTGTCAAGGTTTATAGTAATGCCGATTATGCGCAAATCTTCATCAATCCCCATAATAGGGTTGACAACACGATACCAGCACCCTAGCTCAAACTGTTCAAAATTCATGTCAATTGTTGACAAATCAACCGCAGTTATTTTGTACTGTGTCTTGGCTTTGTTTGCATTTTTCAGGAATGCCGTGGCTTTTGTTTTCAAAATTGACGCCTGCGTTACGTCGTCCCACGTTTGTGTACCGCTGATTACGCCATACTTAGCGACTAACGCACTATCTTCGATATAGTCTTTACCGCCGTTTACGCTGCCAATCGTCAGCCTTTTCTCGCTGTCGGTCAGCTTTGCGCCTAGCGGATATAGCCGTGTAATAACGCTCGTTTCGTCAACTTCACGGCTGATAGTTTTGAGATTTACTGCCAGTTCTATTTTTGTGTCTGTGCCGTGTCCGATATGTTCCAGATAGTCTATGTACACTTTTCCGTCTTGGTCTCTCAGCTGAATTTCACCGCCGAATTTTCCGACCAGTTGTTCAGATATAGCGTCCATAGTCGATACCCAATTGACAGAATACGTGTAATTATTTTCGGCTGTCACAGTGACCTGTCCGACCGATATGTGTTTGTCATCGCCGACCTGCGCATTGTGTTTAGAAATGAATGACGCTAGCACTGTACGAATACCTACCATTTTGTATTCAACATACGGCTGAACGCTGTCATATAGCCAGCCTAAACGCCCCTCGCAGGTGACAGATTTACAAATCAGACCTTGTTCGTTCATGCTGTCAGGACATTTCAGCACACGACCGATAAAAACGTCTTTCCCTGTGCTATCGTCCGTGACAGTGACCGATGTTGTCAGCGGTTTCAGTTTGTCATATCCTGCATTGTCGGGGTATATGGTAAACGTGAAACTGTCAATGGCATTGATAGCCTTGACAATTTTTCCACCTGAAACGCGGTCAAGGTTATCACTATGTATCGTGGTTTTTTCGATGCCATTTTTGATAGTGACAGTATGCATTTATAACACCTCCTCGTGTAGGCTCAGCGTGAGTGACCCAAAACCATACGCTGACAGAACGTTCAACCCCGGCTGTAAAATCAATTCGTCCATATCGAATGGTTTTTCTGTCGGTCTGTATACCTTTTCGGAAATATCAACGTTGTTATTTTGAAAATACGTGAATCCCACCTTGTCGGTATCATCAGCAGACCGCCTATATATCAGACGTGGTTTTATCGGCACGTCCGAATATAAATAGACTTTCAGAACGCCCATAGGGGCGTGTGGAGCCATTTCAATAGCCGTCAACGTCATGTCCGTAAGATTTAGATAGTCATTTTCAAAACCGAAATCATCAAATCCCTTGTCGGAAAAATCGTCAGATATCTTATACGGCTGTGCTTTGAAAGTTGCCGTTACCTCAACATGATAACCTTTTTCGTTTTCGGCACAGCTAATTGCTCTTGCTTTATAATGGTAAATTTCGGCATCGTCATATAGGTCACATTCGCCAGCCGACAAAATCCAGTTTTCAAAATCTGCCACTGTTTTCCGCAGGGCGGTTTTCGGGCAGTCCATAAACACGAATTTGTATGTCAGTGTTCGTGTATCATAGGTAGGTTTACCGCCATTCTGATATGTGAAACATATGTCGCCATTGCGGTATGGTATAGTAGCCGATATATCCCTGATACTTGGCGGCGGCGTACTGCGTGATGTCAGCAACGCTCCAAAATCGGTATAGGAATTTTTGCCATTTATCGTTATACTAGACATTGTCAGCCACCCTCCTAGCATTTAGATTGATTTTTTCAGCCATAGCAACGTCCATGTATGGTGCTGTCACTGTGGCAAAACGTTTTCCGTCAATGTTCATAACCACTGTCAGATCACCGCTCTTGCCGTGTTGTGTGGTGCTGTCGGCTTCGGTTGATATCTTGCCAGTCGTTTTTCTTGTGGTTTGCCTGCCTATCATGACAGGATCCATTTCAGCCGATACGCCTGCAACGCTGTCAACAATAGCCTGTGCCTCGTCCACTGGTTCGTCCGCAGTGTCTTCCATACCGACCGCAATACCAGACGGCAGATACTGACCGACCTTTTTCGCCATAACCCTTGACGGGGAATGAATGTCAAAAAAATCGCAAAATCCGTCTATAATGGCGCTACCTACGTCTTGCACTACGCTCCAAATTCCACTAACCGCAGAAACTAATCCGTTTAAAATGCCTTTGAGGATATTTGCGCCCAAGTCCAGCCAATCAACTTCCTTGAAGCCGTCTATGATAGCACCGATTATTTCGGGCAGTGCGTTTATAATATCAGGTATAGCGTCAGGTAGTCCCTTCGCCAGTGCGACTATCAATTCCATACCTGCCTTGACCAGCGCAGGCAGATTTTCTGTTAATGAATCTGTTATAACAGGTATCAACGCTATTATTGCGTTAATCAAATCGGGTGTGCATTCGGTCAGACCTGTTATCAATCCTGTTAATAGCTGGAAACCGCCCTCAATGATTGCAGGCAGATTTTCAATCAACGTGTCAGTTATTTGTTTTATCAAACTAGGCAACATTGGCATTAACTGTTTGATAACGTCATTTAGTCCGTCAATCAGGCCTAAAAACAGTGTGATTGCGCCCTGCACCAGTTCAGGAACTAGCGTCGGGATAGTTGAAACCAATGCATTTATCAGCCCGAAAAAGCCGTTAAGCAGTGACGGCAAAATTGAGTTGATTAGTGACGGCGCAGATTGTGCCAACGATTGAATGATAGATGTTAGAACTGTAGTTGCCGCTGTGATTAGTGTAGGTGCATTTTCGGCAAGCGTTTCTGACGCAGAACTGAACAGCCCAGATATAACAACAGGAATTTGTTCGGTCAAGCCGTCAAGACCGCCACTGTCATATGCGTCTAGCAAACTAGAAACGCCGTCAAACAGTTTGGTAAAACCGCCCGACAATTTCTGAACAGCTGGCAACGATTTTGTCAGAAAATCTGCTGCCATTCCCTTTGCACCTGCCATAACAGGTGTGAACGCAGTTCCCAAAGACGCAAGGGCGTCCTGCAATTCAAAACTTGCACGTTCATAGTCCAGCGTTGATTTATTTGCTGATTGGTATTCGTCATTGATTTCCGACAGACCCGAATTTGCCAGCCAATCAAGGGCATACTGCTGACGTTCTGCTTCTGACGTGCAGTTCTGTAGACCTGCATTAAAATCATCAACGCTATCGCCCATACGCCCGATAAGTTCTGAAAACTGACCTGTCGCAGCACCTGTGGCAAGGGTTTCCTGCAAACTGTCTGAAAGGCTCTCAATCTTCAAAGTGTCAGGAAATTTTTCAACCGCTCCGCTGAGTGCATTTATAGCAGGCGTCATTTGTTCATCGCTGAAACCGACAGCCATAAGGTTTGACAACGCTTCAATACTTGAATCGGACTCGCCTGTGATAGCCACCAAATCTTGCATTTTTGATTTCATAAAATCAAAATCGTTGCCGCTGGTTTCGGCGTTTGTTTTCAATTTGGTCATATCACTGTTCCATTCACGGCTAGTTTCGACGTTTGCCGCAAGCGCCGTTGTTACAGCCGCAAGACCAACACCTATGGTCTGCGTGTATTTTTTGAACCCATCAGCCGCCTTGCCTATCATAGCCGTGTCTATCTTGCCCAGCGTTGCCGTGAACTTTACGGCTTTGCCTGTCGCACCGCCTATGACAGACCCGACTTTTTCGACTTTCTTTATGACAGGTTCGACCTTGTCTTTGGCTTCCTTAAATGCCGTGCCGATAACGTGAATGTTTTTCTTTTCGTCTTTCAGACTTGACAGCTTTGACTTTGTTGTTTCCAATTCTCGCTGAAACGCGCGATACTGTCCTGCGTCTATCTCGCCCTTTTTATACTGTGCTGTGACCTGCGATTGCGCTTCTTTTAGCACGTCCAGTTTTGATTTCGTCTCTTTGATACTATCCTTTAACAGGTCTTGCTTTTGCTTGACCAGTGTGACGTTGTTCGGGTCTAGCTTTAGTGCTTTGTCGACCGCTTTCAGCTCGCTCTCCAACTCACGGCTCTTTTTGTTCGTTTCTTTCAGCGCCTTGTCAAGACCTGTGGTGTCGCCGCCTATCTTGATAGTAATGCCCTTTATGCTACTTTTTGCCACCTATCATTACCCCCTTTCCGAAATTTTCTCGCAAAGCCTGTCGGTCAGGCTTCGTCAGGGTCAGCCTATATGCGTTGTCTAGGTACTCTTGACCGCTCTCGCTCTGCCTGAGCCGTGCAATAAATGCGTCACGGCGTATCAACAGATAGTCATAGTAGTCCATATCATCAACATCATATAGCGATATACCCATATAGTCCGCAACCAGTTTTTCCCACGTTGAGGAAATCTCATATTTCTCCCCCTCCCTATCCTGCGGTGGATAGTAGGGGAGTGCTAGTTTTTTGAATTTTTGATTTCTAGCAGATAGTCGATATATGTGCGGTAGAACATCTGAATGTCATAGATATCCCAATCAGCCAGTGTCTCAGCCGTTATCGGTATCTTTGCGATGTTGTGTGACATCAACCTTGCGCACATCTCGATCGCTTCGTCCAACTTGTTACCGCCTAACTTTGCGGATATTTCTCCAAACGCTTCAATTTCGCCCTTTGTGGGTGGCATGACAAAAATCGTGGTATGCTTTTCATCAGCCAGCTCAATGCGCAGGCTAGGTTTTTGCATTTTGTTAAAATTCAACGTCTTTGGCATTTTTACACCTCCAAAAAAACAGCCCACTGAAAATCTCAGCAGGCTGTGTATTTGTGTTGCTTATATGGCGCTTATTGACTTATCCTCTTCGATGTAGGTAATCAGCGTTCCCTCGCTGTCGCTTGGCAGTGCTTTGAACTCTGCGTCAATAACGCTTTCCTTATCCTTTGCGAACGCCAGTTCGATACCGCTCTGATTGTTACCCACGATCATGACCCAGATATTGCCGTCAACTTCATCAACGTATTTGAAGCACAGGACGTACTTCTTACGACGCATATTCTTCAGACCACCGATCTTGACAGTTCTGCGTTTCTTGCTGGTATCTTCTGTCACTCTTGCAGTATCGCAGAGGACGTCAAGGGTGTTGCCGTTGAATACCATGATACCAGTTTTCAGTGTTGCCTCTTCTTCGGTGATGATTGTTTTCTGGTGCGTGCCATCATCATCACTTGCGGTGTAAGATGTCGGCTTATATGACAGGGTTGCGCCGCCCTGGATATAGCCCAGCACATTGGCGTCTGTGCAGATAGTATCAACATCAGGCACTGTCTCGCCGTCAAAGTCCTGATAGTAGATATAACCGCTTCCAAGAATGATATTGCTCGGAACTTTCTTTGTCAAAGGCATTTTAATTCCTCCTTATTTCAAATAATTGGTAAATGAATATCTTATCTGATATTCCTTGCTGTCTTCTATCCAGCTTTCAGATTTTTCTAAATCAAAATCTGCAAACTGCTTTTCAACAGCCGTTTCTAAATTAACGTCGATTTTCCTAGTGTACAATTCAATGACTATCGTTTGCTCTCGCAGGCTTGCGGGGTGCATATCGTCTCCGCTGTCTATGGTGCTTTCACGATAAAACACGCAGTAGGGCGTTTTCATTTCGCCACGTGATGAATAGTATGCGATTCTGTCTTGTAGTTCGTCGATAGCCGTTAATCGTGAACGTATATCATCCAGTGTCAAATTCATTTCTTCAACCTCGTTTCTATCAACTCAGGCAGTGCCTTTTGTGCATATTCCTCAACTGGTTTGATATGCACAAATGCCTTTACTCTGCCCTTGCCGCCTTTCTTTGCGTGACCGTGTTCCAGCAAATGTGTCAAATAATAGTATTTTTTATTGCGCACCACAACACGCTTGTTGCCCGACTTAGCGTATACTGTTTCGGCTTTCCAGCTTTCGGCATACTTTCCTGTTCGGCGTGGTGATGTGGTTTTCAACTTTTCAACACACTGGTCTGCAACCTCGTCGATACAGCCGTCAACTATCTTTGCGGTTTCTTCGCTGTATTCTTTCAGGTCATCAGCGACCTGTTTCGCCAGTTTGCTGACATCAATCTCGACCGATTTCATCAGCTATCACCGCCGAAACGTTCAGCCGTCAGTTCAATGGCCGTTCCTGCGACATATGTGCGTATGATATGATACTCCCGACCGTTGTAGAATAGCATATCTTCATCGTCATAGTCATAGTAATCTGCCATTTTGATTTTCAGCGTAGGTTGAAACCCTGCTTGTGCGGCACTGTAAAATTCAGACCGTGAAATTGATGATATTTGGCAAAATACCTCTTTGGCATTCTCCCAATCAACGACCTTTTCTTGATTTCCTATTTCGTCTGAAACTATCTTTGCTTTGGCAATTTTTACAACATCATTAAACATTGTTAAATCCCCTCCGTGTAGTCTTCGTTCAGACTTAGTGCGTCTCGCAGACGCTCGTAGTTCTTGCGGAAATCCTCACCCTTGCCGTTGAAATCATACTGCCATTTGACATAGTTTTCGATAGCCTTTTTCAGAATTGCACTGCAATCATCAGCGTCAAAGGGAACGAACACGCCCACACGCTTCAAATCTTCCATGCAGGCGTCCACGTTTGACATAATGTCGCTATCTAGCTTGTTATGTGATATCCTCAACGAATTTTTCAAACTTTCAAGCATTCGTTATGCCCCCTTTATCATCATGATTACTTGCTTTTCTTGGTGAGTGTTACAAGGCTGTTCTTGTCGATGACCTTGCCGTCTACCAGCATAACAGCCTTTGTTACCTGGTCTTCGGTGTCATTATCCTCATATCTCTTGACTGTCATCTGGAGATTTGTGTTGAGGATATAGTCCTCAGGGCGGAAGAAGAATGCAACGATTGTATCAGCCGATACAGTGTCCGCATAAGCGTCGATATCGTCTGAGAACACAACAGGTGTGCCAAGGATTGATGGCTGCATATCGCCGTTAAGACCATAGTTGACCCTAGCGATAGGCTGCCCGTTTGTGTCCGTCAGTGCCTGAATGTCGCAGAATGTTGCATAGTTCATGAACATCTTAACGCCTGCTCTGTAGCCTGACGGAATCTTCTTCTTCATATCCCACAGGGTATCGTATGTAATGCCGTTTGCCAGTGCAACGTTCACATTCTGACCGTTGACAACAGTTTCTTTGGTGATGCCCTTTGGCTTGCCTGAGCCGTCGCCCTTGATGATTGCTGTCTCGATAGCGGCAATCATTGCGTCGGCTACCTGATTAGCAAATGTTGTCTCAAAGAAGTCGAGTGATACCACAGAAACTTCGAGCGACATGGAGATAGCACATCTCAGCTTGTAGTAGCTGAAAGTGATTGAACCGGTGGACTTCTTCTGCGTGTCAGAGCTTGCACCCTCAGCAACCCATGTTGCAACTGGCTTTGCACTTGAAGTAGGGATTGTCACGCCGCCCTTGATATTGGTCTTTGTAACCAGTGCATAGATCTGACCGTGTTCCTCCAGCTTTTCAACGATTCTCTGCATGGTTGTTGATGGAATAATAGCCGCAACATCAGTGGTCTTTGTGTTCTGTGCCTCGTTCGCAAACTTCGCAGGGATTGGTGTACCCTCGAGGACGTTGTGCATAAATGCAGTTCTGTACTCGATACTGTCATAAATGTTTGATGTGTGTGTGATCGCATTCTCGCTCATCTTGTTTTCATTCCTTTCAATAATATTTTTCATAGTATCTGACGCATGACCCTTTGTCATAGCGTTCAGATTTGCCTGTGTCTTTGCCGCTTTTTCAGCGTCATTCATCAGCTTTTCGGCTTCCTCAAAATTGCCCTCGTCGATAAGAACCTGAGCCTTGTCAAGCATTTCCTGTCTTGTCATTTTTATAACCCTCCTTTAGTTTGTCAAGCCTTGCCTGTGCTGTTATCTTTTTGTCAGCACGCTCAGCTTTCATCTTTTCGATTACGTTCTGCGGTATGATATCGCAGTAGGCCGCCACGAGCTGTGACTTGACGTTCTTGCTTCCTGCGATTTCGTCTATCAACCCCAGCTCGACCGCCTCATCAGCCGTCAGCCATGTTTCCTTGTCCATGATTTCCAGTGCCTTTTCCTTTGTCATGCCTGATTTGGTTATGTAGGCATTTGCAATAGTTTCATTGGCTTTCTGCAAGATTTCTGACATCTTGTCCATGTCATGGTAATCACCTCTTGTCGCTGATGATACGTTGTGCACCATAATTTGTGCCGTCGGTGATATATCTGACCTACCTGCACACGCTATCACGCTTGCCGCACTTGCCGCAAGACCGACAACGTGTATTTTGACATCACCTGAATATTCACGGATTGCCGAATAGATTTCGGACGCCGCAAAAATATCACCACCGCCAGAATTGATGTAAACTTCCAACGGCTCGCCTTTTTCAGCCGCAGCAGTTATACCCTTTGAAACCTTTGCAGGAGAAGTGGCGTCAATGTCGAAAAGGTCATAGATCCACTGGTCATCATTCGGAATGATAGTACCTTTGACGTTAATTTTCATCATTTTCACCTCCCTCACCGCTGTCTATCTTTGCCGTGTCTAGTCTGACATAGTACTGATCGCCCGAAGGAATGTCAGCCAGATTGAACACACTTCGGATTTCGTTTGCGTTCATAATGCCTCTGTCGAAAAACTGCACCAGATTCAGCTTGGTTGACATTGACGCAGTACTCAGATTGAACGCTTCAAAAACTATCTTATTGCCATACCCTCTTTCGATACGGCTGAATAGTTTTCGTGTGAATTCGCCAGCCAGTTCCATTACCACTGGTTCTATCTCCGATTCGTAGTAGGCGTTGTATTGGTCTTCGGTGTAGTTCGACTGCACGATATTTGCGTTTGTGTTAAACAGCGAATAAATTCTCTGTGTGGTTTTTTCCATGACCGATGAATTCGGTACATAGTCTTTTGCGTCAACTTGCTTTGCGTCAGCTTTGCTGTCGACCGCCGCAACACCTGTGCCGTTCTGAACGCTCATGAACTGCTCGCTGAACTCCTGCGCTTGCTTTTTCAAATCTTCAGGGCGCAGGGAACTGGTGAACTTCAACAGCCAGCGAATAATTGACGAATTTTTAATAGCCTTGACAATGCCCTGATCTGTAGTTGTTACGATTTCCATTAGTGGCGTCAGCGTTTCGCTCAGCCGTTCGCCGAAAATATCGTCCTTGTAAAAATCGCTACGCAAATGAATGATATCTGCATACGGAAACGTATATCTTTGACCATTGAAAAATGTGAATTTCAAATACAAATCGTTGCCGATATATACACACTCTGCGCTGTCTGCAGGGATAGGATATAGTTCAGTAGGATAGCCGTTGCCGTCACGAATAATCAAAATAAATGCGTTGTTGTTCAGGCACAACTGCGTTGCGATTTTTTCCAACATTTTCTGCATTGTCATGAACTCGTTAGGTTCTTCCAGCAGCATTCGCATATATGGTTCAGGGTTTATCTCGATACTGCCGTCACCATTTCGACTATATGATTTTCTGATATGCTTTGCGGTCAGTTTTCCGATAGCCTTGACCTTTGGGCGAATGCAGGCACGTACCAAATCCGACCGATAAACATTACCGTCCCAGCCATAGTAGCCGTTGCCGATTTCCGTCATCATCTTATATCGGGTCACTACCTGTGACCTGTTTTTAAAACGATTTATCAGACCCATTTTTTTCACCCCTTTCTGCCTGTAGTTGTTTATCATGGGAACATTCCCGACAAGTGAAATTCCTTAAAACATTTCCATGATTCTTTTTCTTGATAAACCTCATCATATCTTGCCTGAATGCCGTCAAGTGTCATAGCTATTTCTTGCTGATACTTCACTTCGGGATAGTACGTCACTTGCATGAATTTGAAGATATCAGGATTGATGTTCATACCGCTCTGATATCGTGCCAAAAACGCTTCCATTTCATATTCCAAGATATAGAAAAGATATCTCGTTCCCATGCTCTTGTCTTTCGGTTGAAACACGCCATATTTAGTTTCTAGCTCTGAGTTCTCACACAGATATCTTACTTTTCCGTCCGTGGCAGATAGCTGAATATAGACAGTGCCAGCTTCGTACACTTTACCCTTTTTCACTCGTTCAAATGTCACCAGGTCAAGCAATGGCTTGCGGTCTTTCTTGGCATGGGAAATAATATAGTCGGTGCGGTTTTCAAGATTTTTCATTTCAAGCCATGTTGCCATAGTTTCGCCAACAATGTCTTGTTCGGTAAAGAATTTCAGAAAATCGTCCTTGACCTGACTGTATTCATCATCACCGCAAAGGTCTTTAAGTATCGCCATGAGGTCATTCGTTGCCTTACGCACTTCAAGTTCGCTTTGTATCAGCTCTTTGCAGAGGTCTTTCAAAGACGGAAGTTCTTCCTTTTCAAACGTGTCAACATAGCGTGGAATGTTCAAATTGTAGTCATTCTTAGCAATTTCCTCATAGCTTGCCACGTTTGAGAATTTTTCAACAACACTGCGGCTGTGATATGTATCGGCTATTTTCTGAATGTGCTCGTCCGTCATGACGTTCTGCTTGCCGTGCTTTTCAAAAAGCTTTTCGGCACTGATAAACAAAATGTCTCTCGTTTGCTTGTTCTTGCTGAAGACAATAACATTGACAGGTATGCAGGTATTCAAAAACAAATTTTCAGGCAATGAGATAACTGCGTCTATCAAATTATTTTCTATGAGTTGCTTGCGGATCCTGCCCTCTGCATTACCTCTAAAGAGAACGCCTGTAGGCAAGATATAGAATGCCTTGCCCACGTCCGACAGCCTCGACAAGCCGTCAAGTACAAACGCATAGTCACTAGCCTTAGCAGGTGCAAGGTCATAGCCCTCAAAGCGTGGGTCTGACTTTGGCTCCCATTTCAGTGAATAAGGTGGGTTTGATATAACAACGTCCGTTGCGTTTTCCTCATATGTGTCAACAACTTCTATGTTGCTAAACTCGTCCGATTTACTCAGCTTATAGACTTTCTGCACTTCGTTGAGCAGGACGTTTTTTTGCAGAACCACAGCATTCTTATTTCTCAGCGTAAGATTGAGAAGTAGCACAGGAATACTCATCTGCGACAATTCTTCGCATTGGAAGAAATTATCTCTATCCATTCCGACTGACAACGCTCCAGTTCCTGCACATATATCAACTATCTTCTCTGACTTTGGCGCAAGCTTGGAAATCAGCTTGCACAGACAATCGGGTGTATAATCCTGTTTTAGATTACTGCGGTTTGCGTTATTCTCTTGAAAATAGTCACGCAGACAATCGTTATTGCCGTTGAACCCTTGCTTGACAAATTCCTTACATAGCTTGTCCTTTTCAGCTTTGTCAAGAAGCTTAGCGAGAAGCGCCTGCGGAAGTTCAAAGCTTTCTTTTATGCCAAATAGATTGTTAATTACTTCGGTTGTCACTTTTATCTCCTTATATCAAACTCTCAAATTCTTCCTGCCGATTATAATAGACCACATATGCGTCTAGTAGCGCCGCAAGTCCGTCTATTCTCTGTGTTCGGTCAGATTTTTTACATGGCTGAATGTTGCCGTTGACGTCCGTTTTTACAGCTGTATTCAGAAAACACCATTTGTCAATTGGGTTATTGTCGTAAACGATGTTGTGCCGCTGAAACTCAGCTTTCAAATTCTTCATTGGGTCAGACAGCGTTATAACGCCCTGACGCACAGGTACTAAAACGCCCTTGCCAAACTCTTCTTCAAACGCTTTTATCAGCTCGTCCGAAACGTGCCATGGGTCATAGCCAATAGCCAGAGGATAGATGTCTTCTTTATCCCTCAATTCCAAAAACCAGTCTAGGATGACACGCTTGTTGACTTTGTTTCCCTCGCACGTCCTCAGCAGACCTTGTGATTTCCACAGTTCATATGGCACACTATCTCGTCCACGTCTGTCACCTTTTTCAGCGTCAGCGTCAAGGACGGCTTGCGGTATCCAGTACATAGATTTTACATACAACCTATCATCATCAGGCTTTTTGCAGATAGCCTTTGCAGCGTTAAGGTCTATATAGTCGGCAGCGTCAAAACCACCGATGAAATATCTGAACGGATAATCTACAACAGTTTCTTCATTGTTCAGCTCGTCCCATCTCAGCCAGCCGCTTTCGGTATTCTGCGGAAGGTTGAAATCCTTGACCATAACCGTTGCCTTGAAGCTAGGGTCATCTTTGGCTTTTTGCACCATTTGGCGCAGATAGTCGGTTGATTTTATCGTGCCCAGCCCAGGGTTTGCTTTCAGCCAGGTTTCTTCCTTATCCCATTCGTCGGGGCTATCCAGTTCGTAGATAAACGGTAGAAATCGGTTATTGCTTTCTGTCAGCCGTCCGTATAGCAGATTATTTGCATATTCGTATTGGGCGTCAAAAATGCCGCCACGGACGAAGCCGTTTGTGGTAATGCAAAATAAAATGGGCTGCTGTCTAGCGCCCATTGCTTGCTTTATCAAATCATATAGATCTCGGTTCTTGATTGCCGCCAACTCGTCGATAACACCGCAGTGAACGTCCAGACCGTCAAGGCTGTTTGAATTGCTCGCAAGGGCTTTTATAAATCCCATGTTCAACGGAAAATACAAATCGGCTGCACGCTTGCGAATATGCTTGCTCAGCAGTGGCGATTGTTTTATCATTTTGTAGCAGGCGTTGAACCCTAGCTTTGCCTGGTCTAGCATTGTGGCGATGTTATATATCTGCGGCGAACCCTCTCCGTCATTGACTAGCATATCATTTTCGACCGCCGCAGTTTCCGTTGTCTTGCCGTTCTTTCGACCTTCAATTATCAGGCATTCGTTATACTGGCGCAGGTTGTTATCGTCAACAAAACCGAATAATGCTTGCAGTCTTGCTTTTTGAAACAACTCCAACTTCAACGGCTGACCTAGTTTTCCAGACGGCTGCTTACAGAATTTTTCGATAAAATCCGTATGCCGTGTCGCAATAGCTTCGTCAAAATGAAATTCATCAGGGCTTGCAAACCTGTTCAGCAGCATTTCCGAAACCTTTTTCATTTTCTCGCACGCAACGATATTTCCGTCATAAATGCCAGTAAAATATTTTTCAAATTCCGTCAACGCTTTGCACCACCCAGGAATTCCAACAACTCGTCGCCCTCGGACTTTTGCAGGCTGTCAAGGATAATATCCTCAACTGTCTTTGCCATTGCATTGTATTTTCCGATTAACGTTGCATATGCTTTACTTGCAGGGTGCTCTGTCTTGACAGTAAAACCATTGCCGTTTGTTGCTTCGATGATCGCGCCCTCTGCTTTTATCTTCTTCTGATACTCACTCAGCAGATTTTCCATGTATTCCAGCTGATCTAACAGCTTTATGCCCAGCTCTCTCTTAGCTGGCTCACAGCTATCCACAGCTTTTCTCAGCTCGCTCAAATTCTTCTTGATTTTTGCCATTGTCAGATTACACCCCCTTATGCGATTTTATCGTGCGTAAAAAATGACCTTTGCCCCCTCGGTATCTTAGGAAAAATTTCATTCCAAATTTGAGGGGGGTATGGGCATACCAAATGCGTCAAATTCACATTTTGTTAATTTTTTAGGCGATTTTTGGAAGAAATGACCCTCGAAATTGTCATGACATTTTTTGCATACAAATTCAAGATTGGCATGGTTCAATGATATCTCAGGGTCACGAATGTTTGCTGGCGTTAGCAATGTTCGGTGATGAACGATATATCCAGCACGTTCGTGACATTCTTCGCAAAGACCGCCGTCGATTAATATGCGTTTGTCGATGTAGGATTGGCGACACTTCTTCCATGCCGCTGAGTGGTAAAAAGAATATGCAAAGTCTTTCATGACACCGCCCCCATAAAATAAAAATGCCACACGTGGGACACATTGTTAAGAGGTGTGTGTGGCTGATTGGTATCGGCGTCAACATCATTGCAGTATCGACCGATATATCCGCCATAGCTAATGCCATAGCGGAAGTCAGGAGATCTAAAACAAAAGAAGTAAAAAACATGGAGCAGGTTAAGTGATGGTGCACCGCCCCTGCACATTGCCTGAGGGCTAGCCACTCAGGCGTAAAAAAATGGGGTTGGCTTTTATTGAGGAGATAACCAACTGACCTTTCGCCCTATCGGGCTATTATACAGTATAGCAGACTAATAACTGCATTTCACTGCATTTCACTGCACTCTTTCGGAACAACGATATGTTTCAGGGCTTCGCCGTGAATTTTATAAATCGTTCGTTCTGAGTAGTTCATATAGTCAGTGATCCCCATTATGTATTCACCATTTTCTTTGTTGAATTTTCCGACCCAGCGCTGATAAAAAAGATACCGTCTTTCAAGGACCTCTCGCTGGTCTGTGTCTGCCACTGCGTCAATAGATCGTTCGATTTGCAAACGTTTGTCAATCAGTATCAGCGCCAGTTCCTGCTGTCTACGTTCGTATTCTGCTATGCGTTCTATGGTGCTTGACATCTTATCACCATTGCAACTGCCATGACTAGCACCTGTATTTTCGTATGAAATACCAGCGTATTCTAGTTGTGACCGCAGTTTCTTGACCTTGTTTTCGATAATTTTCACACGCCGTTCGATTTTATAGGCGTTCTGCAAATATTCTTTTGCTGTCATTTCAACCGCCTTTCTGCACCCTATCGGTCATTTCCGTTGATATCAGCTCCGACAGGTCAATGCCGTATGCTTCTTTCAGATAGCTGGCGTTATTGTCGTTATCGAATTCAGCCGTGTCCATGATGTCAAACGTGCTATTCACTGCGTCGATAAATGCACGCAGGCGTTTACCTTTCCAACCGTACCACTTATCTAGCGTCCACAAAACAGTTGCCATTATCTGCTCTGTGATATCCTGCATAATTTCGCCTTGCAGTTCGCTATATCTTTTCTGCATTTCCTTTGCGACCTCTTTCTTGATGTCGCTTTGTCTGACGATGTTTGTTCGCGCCTTCATGGCATTTCACCAGCTTCCAAAAATTCAGGGGTGTCAAAAACATTTCCGATAATTTCGCACATATAAAAATCGCTAGGGCATATGTTTGACGTGTCACTTTCTCCGAAAAATCCAGCCTCAGGGTCAAATTTAATTTCAAAAACCTTTTTGTCAATATGTTTTGAAATATTTCTGTCGCACAGGCAGAGATCCCCCTCAAAAATTTTATTGCCGTTCGTATCCGTCAATCCTGTATACTGACCGACAGTTTCAGGGTCAACCGAATATGTTATCGGGATTGTGTCAACAAACTGTTTGTCATTGAAATCATCGATTACCAGATTGTCGCAAATGATGTGTTCAAAATTAGCACCCTTGTCCTTGAAGTATGGGCGTTTCCTGACAACGTAATAGCCACTTACCCATTTGCCATTGGCAATGCGCTTGCCACGAAATAATATTTTACGCATCGTTATCGCTCCTTTTCTCCCACGCATAGCATTTGTTCTTTCTGTTCACTACGAGAAATTTGATCTTTGCGACATCACTTCGCTTTGCGCAAAAAGTATATAGTACCTTGTCATGCTGAGGACCGAAGCCTATTGCGTGTTTGCAATTTGAACAGGTTTTATCCATTGCTTTCACCGTCCATTCTTGTGCCACAATTAGGGCAGTAATTATAATAGCAATGCCCACAATAATATGCCGTTTCAGTTAATCCTTTGCATTCGGAACAAATCCATTGTTTATTGTCAATTGGGTCATTGCCAGGTTTAAGCCAGTCTCCATGCTTGACCTCCTCAGTTTGTCTATACTCCTTAATTCCCAGCACAACATACCCATTCTTTATTCCCCAGCCGTTGAGGATATATGTTATCTTGTATGTATGTTCTGATATCTCATGTTTTGCGTGTTCTCTTACTGTGCCGTCTAAGCTATGGTAAGACGTTCCGTCCGTCGGTATAAATCTTATCAGATCTCCTGTCTGAAAACCTCTGTCATTCTTTCTGACCTCAAAAGTTTTCTCACCGCTCAGAACAGCGCCACAAAAGTCTATGCTAAGTTTCAGATCATGTGTTTTCACTTTTACCCCTCCTCAAATCTCGGACATTCCGTTACTGTATACGAGTGTATCATACCGCCCTTTTGCGCCTTGTAAATTCTGTGCTGATGTGTTTTCCAACCGACAACAGGCTGTCTGTCTATCGACCAACTGCACCCTGTTATCTGCTCACCTGTCCGCTTGTCGCTCGTTGGCACTGCGTGTTTGCAGTACCAACAAAGTGTTGTAGCAGCACTGCATTTCACAGCCTCTATCTTGTCCTTGAATACTTCGCAAATAGGGTGCTGATAGTTGACTACTCTCGGGCGAAATCCCTGTCTCGTGCCATACTTGCACAGCCCGTATTTTCCGTTCTTCCTGCCACAGTTGTCAGGTGACTTCTCGAAATATTTGCAGCTGGTGCAGAATTTATTGTTGCCCATGCTCTTCGTCCTCCTCATACGGACCTAGCCCTGACAGCACATCGAACATATGCTTGATAAATTCTATCAGCTCTTCACGGCTTTTCTTTTCAAATTCCGCATAAGGTCTGATGAATTTTTCCATTTCACGCATAACACGTACACTGTCATTGAATGCCGCTATCACGTTTTCGTTAGGTTCGCTCTGCTTTATCTGCTTGTCCAGTTTCTGTGTCAAGGCGCTCTTGGCTTTTGCTGCCTGCTCTGCAGGAATGTTGTTCAGTGTGGCGGTTTTGTATAGATAGTACATAGCCAGCCAGTATATTTCATCAAAAATATTGCTATCGTTCGGTAGTTCTTCACCACGATATGCCAGCTTGTCAATTTCTGACCTTTCCATGCTTTTTTTCACTCCTCTTTTCTTGATTTTAAAATGGTGGTAAATCTTCGCTTTCAGTCGTGTCAACATCTTTAAAACAGCCGTAAATCCTGCCCCATTCCGCATTGTTGCAGCCGATACGTTTACTGATTTGACTATAACGAACTTTGATATTGTCTGCCACGTTACCTGTCAATCGGTTTTTTACAATGGCGATTTTACTTTGAAAATTTTCCTTATCGTCATCGCTATTTTTGCTGTATGTCAAAACTAAATCGACCCTGTTTGTGATGTCGCCCGAACCACTGACGCTGTCCACATTCAGTTCAATGCCGTCTGCAGTTTTGCGTGGGTGCGCTATCAGTATGATAGCAACGTTATATTTGACCGCTATGTATTTCACGGCATTTACAAAATCTGATTGCGCCCGATACAATTCTTTGCTGAGGTCAACGTCCAAGGCCGTCATGAGATTGTCAATTAATATCAGTTTGACATTAAATCTGCGGATAGCCGTTTCAATCGTACCCAGTAATGATATTTTACCATCACGCTTGGCATTATCGCCGTCAAGCTTGATTTCAGCCGTCACAGCCGTGTTGTCAAATATGTACGCCCTATCATCATACCAGCGGTTGATTTTATCGACCACATCATCAGAAATGTCATAGGTCTCGTCGCCATATTCGTTGACCGAACGTATAACATTTTGTTTTCCTGCAATCTGCAAATCTAGCCAGCGTTTGAAATGATAGTCTGGCAATTCGCCCGAATAGACGAAAATTGAATACGGATTGCCGTCAAGGTCTGATTGGTCTAGTGCATTTGCAATTATCTGTGACGCCAGCGTTGATTTACCCTCACCACGCTTGCCTGTGATAACTACTACCTGCCCCATATAGATACCGCCGATATATCGGTCAACATCGTATATGCCAGTTTTGATATGCTCTTGCTTATCCAGATTTACCGCCTTGACCTGCGATAACTTTTTGACAGCCGTGACAGGTATTTCTTCAGCGTTGTTCACAGCATCGCATATCGCTTTACAGCCGTATTTCTGTAGAATTGCATTTGCGTCCTTTTCACCCAGATAATCTTGTGCCCTGACAACTTTCAATTTCTTGTGTGGAAATGATGTAGTAAACTGGTCAACCAATGTTACGTGGCCGTGTTCATGGTCTCCGAAGATTACAATTTCGTCGAAGCTGTCAACGAAATCATAGCAGAACGGCACCCAGGTCTTGTTGCTCTGACCGCCTGGCACAGATACTGCATTATTTATCTGACAATCTGCCACCGACAGACTATCTATCTGCCCCTCCGTGACTATCAGCCTATCATGTTTTTCTGTGCATCGGTTCATGCCGAACAATATCGGTTTTGTGTTCTTTTCAAACCACTCTTTTTGATTGTCCTTACCTTTGACAAAATCTGTCTTGCGGTATTTGACCGATGTCAACACGTTGTTTTCATCAAAAAACGGAAACATTAGCAGATTGTCACGCTTATCGCCGACAGTGATGTTGTATTTCCGTGTGGTGATTTCTGAAATTCCCCTCGACCGCAGATATTCAACCGCCTTATCACGGGTGACTATCTTCACAGGTGGTAACGTGCGGTATTTCTTTTTCTGTTCATCGTCAAATTCTAGTGGATAGTTGAAATCTCTTGCAAGCTGCACAAAATGACCTGACATTCCGCAACTGCTTCGGAAACACTTGAACGCTCCCGTATCAAGATTTACAGAAAACGTATCTTTGTCATGACCGCCCCCATTGCAGTACGGACAGTATTTGAAATACAGTTCACGTCCCTTGCGGTGCGTTTCTGCATTTAATGCCACAGCCAGACCGACCACATCATCATCACGCATTGTATATCCCATGTTTTTTCACCTCACTCAAAAATCTGTTGCTCCTGGGTTATCTGTCCGCCTGCCATTTGTGTGCGCTGCGGGAGCAGCATATATTTGTTTTTCTTTGTTTATCTTTGTTATCTTTGTTTCATTGTTGTCGGTTGTTTGTCGGTTGCTTGTCACTTGCTTGTCAGTTGTTTGTCGGTTTGTTTGTCGCTTGTCTTGGTACATATCATAGTTTACTATCGTAAATACGCTATATTTGTTAGTCGCTTTGCTTGTCACTTCGTTTGTCGAAATCAGGTGACGAATTGCAGTTCTTACGTTGCGAACTGACAACCCTGTTTCTTTGGCTAGCGTACCATAGCTTGCGACCCTCTGCCCCCTGTGAATAGCTTCACCCTTGAAGCGTTTTTCCTCGTAATTGGCGGTCAAAATTAAATGCTCAAAAACAATGCGTGTCGCAGGATCTTTGTACCATTCCCAGTTCACTATTTTTCTATGTAAAACTATAAATCCATTTTCTAGCATTCAATCACCGTCCAATTTTTGAAGATAATCTCGCAAGGCGTAGTATAGTATCGCCTTTATCAGTGTGCCGCTTTCCTGTTTTCGGCACGCTATGATCGTGATGTTATATCGTGCCTGCCATGAACAGAACGTTGCCAGTAGTGCCTTCGGTGGCATTTTACTGCGATAGTTGTGTAGCAGGATATTTTCCCATAGTCTATCGTCTTCGACCATTAAAAACACCTTTGCATGGTCTTCAACCGACCGCTTGAATTCACGGTCAAAACGCTCTCGTCCTTTTGTGAAGTTGCCCACTATTTCGTCCAAATTCGCCTTGCGCTCAATAACAACGCTCTGAGCAAGGCTTACAGGCTCGCTATTAGGTTTTACGGCTTCGCAAGTATAATCGCCATAGTTTAACTTGTGTTGTGTATATGGCGTTTCTGTGGCTTTCAGAGCCTTTTCAATATGCCCCCACTTTTGTTCTCGGCTATCAACGACAACCGAGAACGTTTTAAGTGTGGCGTCAATATCTATCGGGTGCATTAGAATGGTACTGTGTCATTGTCTGCGTTGATTTCAACAAAATCAGACAGATTAGCGTTCGGGTCAAAACTGTCATTGCTGGCTGTTGACGGCTTGTTCTTCAGCTCTTCACGTTTCGGAATCGTGAAATTGCCACTGCGGATATCGTTCGCAGGCACGAAACGTTTGCATTGTGTAAACCAGCCTGTTCTGCCGTCCTTTTCCCACTCTTTTTCGTTGAAAAGGGCGCCCACGAGTTTGCCTTTCAGGACGTTCTCGTCCCAGTCACGCTCGCAGTCTATATGTAGATTTGCATTTGAATTCTCAAACGCCTGTATCTGGGATTTGAAATAACCCAGCGACTTCTTGAATTTGGTATCGTCACCTGTGTTATGCGGTATGCTCAGGCGCATTGAGCCCTTCCACTTCTTGTTCTCCCACTCGTCTGGTGTTGCCTTATACAGCTTGTCGAAAAAGCCCTTGAATTCGCCCTCTGCGATGTCGAACTGAATTGCTAGTCTGCTACCCCAGTCAGTGGGTTCAATCTTGACATTGAGAATTTTTACCACATATCCACCTGGCTGGAGCTTTGGCAGCTCTGAAAAACTTGTTGCCTCTGCCTGCTTATATCCTGTAATTCCGATCATTTACTTTTCCTCGCTTTCTATATCGTTTGGAGTTAAATTCCAATACTCTCTGATTTTAGTATCTACAAACTTCAAATCATTTTCGATTTCATCGTCAAACATATCTTCGGGTGACTTCGCAGTAGAAATTCCCCTGGATTGTGTGATGAAATAGTGGTGGTTCTCATCGGCCGTGCAGAACAGCACAATCGAAAACAGTCCTTCAACCGTCAACTGATTATCCAGCATTTTGCCGATGGTCTTTGCTTTGTACTTGCCTCCGTCGGTCAGTTCGACGTGGTGCAAAAAGTACACGATAACGTCTGACGGTAGGTCATTTATAACAAATTCTATCAGCCGTTCAAAACTGACCGCCATATCGGTAAATTTACCGTACCCTAGTTCTTTTGCCTTGTCGAAACTATCGAACGCCATGAGATACTGGCTATCATCAATGGCAAATGCCTTTGATTTCGATTGCAGCATAGCCGCCTTTATCACATCATAACGGCTCTTGCCTTTGTTTGCCTTGACAAGTTTTGCTACTGAAAGCGTCGCAAGGCCATTGTTCTTGAACGGCAACGGCTTGCCAGCGACGTTAAAAATGCTTATTTCGCCTGGCTTAAAATTTTTGAGGGAACGGCTCTTGCCGCTGCCACTTTCTCCCTCGATTAGAACGGGTAGTCCCATGTTTTATTCCTCCTCTTTGATTTCCAGTGGGCATTGAGCGCCCACGAACGTGTCTGGTAAAAATACGATTTCGTCGGTCAGATTGCACCGACCAGAACGGCGGCTGAAAAATCTGCAGTACTTGCAGGCGGCGTATGTCACGCCTTTGCTGTCGACAGGGAATGCGGTTTCAACTACCGCATAACCCCTGACATATTTCTGAACGCCGTTGTCAAAACTAGCACTCATGATAGGTTCAGATCCTCCTCTTCATATTCAACCCCTGCCAGTTCGGCAAGGTCATAGATTGAAATATCGTCATTCTGGTTGATTTCTTCAATCAGGATTTCACGGAAACAGTCCTTGCAGTAGTCCTTTCCCTCATAGCAGAAAACATTTTCGCTTGCAAGATCTAGCTGTTCTCTGCATTTGTCGCATTCGACCACAGTATAATTACGGTCTCTGCCACAGCATCTGCACCCGTCAGGGCAGCCGACGCAATCATTAGCCGTGTAACGCATTTAAACTGCCCCCTTATAGCTGAAAAATGCGATATTTCTGTACATGAAATACGATTCAGTTCCGTTTTCCAACACCTCAGCACCGACCTCTTTTGCTACAGCATGAATGTCAGGCGGAAATATCTGAACACCCGATATTGCTCCGTCAAACGTCCACACGTCGCCTATCATCATAGGGTAAACGCCTTCGGTAACAGTGCCATACTCTTGCGTTTCTTTCATTTTTAGCTCCATGACCGCCATGTCAACCATAGCGTCAAGCCTTTCTTTTACTGTCATGTTTTCGACCTCTCCTCTCTAGTATCGCTGGCTCTGCCAGTTTAAAATCTCTGCAGGGGTAACGCCTGCTACTCTCCAAACACCCTTTCAGGTGCTTGCAATCCAAGCATGAATAGCTAGTCACTCTGTTCACCTCTCAGCCTCCTGATGTTGTCCTTGAACGCTTCAATATATCCTGTCAGGAATTCGTTTGGATAATCATCAAGGGCTATTTTCGCCATTTCCTCTATTCCTTCTTGACAAATGTCAAGCAGTGTGCTATCATCAAGGTGTGTTGAACTGGTATCTTTTGATACCTCCGAGCTTGTGCCTGTTGCCGCAGGTGCAGGCTCATTTTTCATGTATTCGATAATACAATTTAGAAAATTAGTAGCACATTTCTCATCATCCTCAAGTGGGCACGATTTACAGTCGGAATCTGTACAAGATTTAGCCACATTTATGATATCTTCTTTTGTTAGTTTCTTATCCATTCTCAATCTCCTCCCACTCAAATCTACCTTTGCCACTGTTACGCCACTGACCGATACCTCTCAGCCTGCCGTAGTCTAGCCACTCTCTTACGGCTGTTTCCATATCGTCTTTCAAAATCTGGATTGTGAATTCGACTGTCGCCCCTGCAGGAACTGTCTCAGAATGTGCCAGTGCAACACGTTCGCCCTGCGGTGTGCTTGCTCTGAGTGGCCTCTGGCATTCGCCCATGCCGCCCTTGAATTCGTATGGTATCTTGCGCTCCTCGACGAAGATAAGTCCGTCAATCTCTTTCTTGTACGCCTTGATTTTGGAGCTTGCCGTGCCTGATACCTTTTTCAGAACGCCGCAAGCGTCCTTGAAAAATCCCTTGACCTGATAATCCCATAGAAATGGTGTGCCGTCTTCCAGTGTCGGGAATACCGTCATAGATTTTTCGACCACTTCCGCTACACCAAGTGCGGCTATCTCTTCCTCACGGCTCTTTGCGTCGGGTGCTTTTGACGCTATGTACTCGTCGTGGATTGTGGTTGTTGCGTTTGCCGTTCCCAAAATCTCTTCGGTGAACGTCAACTTTACTTTGATTTTTTTCATGCTCATGTCTTTTGACCTCCGTTAAACGTTAAATTTATTTTTTTCTTGCTTTTCGACGCCATACTGTGCCGAACTACGCCTTTGCTAGTCACTGCAGTTCCTTTGCTAATCACTGCTATGCCCTTGCGTCGCTATGCTGTTCAATGCCTTAGCTATTCCGTTGCTGTGTCATGCATGGCCGCACCGTGTGTAGCAATGCCATGGCTAATCAAAGCCGCACTACGCTGTACTTAGCCCTAGCGTGTCAATCCTTTGCCAGGCCATTGCGTTTCATCGAATTGCGTTTCCACGAATTGCATTTCCTTTGCATAACCCCGCCAATCTGCGCCCTGCTATGCCTTTACCTCTCGTTGCGTGTCAAAACTTCGCCTCGCCATTGCTTATCGAAACTCAGTTTAGCTTCGCCTTTGCCTATCTAAACGGTGCTGTGCATACCTAGCCCTAGCTCTTCACCTCACAGCTTTGCCGTTGCTTATCGACGCTAGGCCGTTGCTTTGCCAGTCCTTGCTAGACCATGCCTCCGCCTCGCCTTTCAATGCTATTCCATTGCGGTGCCTTGCTTTGCTCTGCCGTTGCTCCATGCTATGCAAAACAGCGCCTTCGCATTTCGTAGCCGTTCACA